TTTGTTCATCTTTAATTCTATATCCACCCACACTACCTTGGAATATTGTAATTGCTTGATCACCTGCACTGTCTCCAATCAAACTGTTGTCTGTTGGATCTAAGAATGCACGCCTTACAGTGATTTCTTGATTTATTTGATTTGACTTGCCCAATGTTTGTACAGTAGTCAAATCCAGGGCACTTAGAATTAAATTGATGTTGGTTATTTGCAGATCTGCTGTTTCTGAAGCTTCTGATATACCCAAAAACTTTCCTTGCGCTGTATAGGTGGTTCCGTTGTATGTAATGTTAAAAGGACAATCCGTGTAGTGTAGATCAGTGCCACCATATACGCCAATATCAATTAGTGTAATACCTATTAGGGCATTACCTGCAAGATAGGTGTTTTGTGCGGAACTAAAACCTCTTGACATTAAAGCACTTCCTCTACATCAATTTCATAATTTACTAATCCGTCTGTTCTATACTGAAACTCTTGTACATCATTTGACAGTATCATTCTAAAAGGCACATTGTGTACTGTGACTGATTCTGAGTTGCTTAGATCTTCTACAAGAGCAGGTTGTATGTTTATTGTTGCTTTATTACTACCATCTGTATTGATATCTGTTGTACACATGTATACTTTTGTATGATTTGCAAAACGCACAACATCACCTGCTTTGAGTATGTTTGCTGTGGTAGCATTTGTATCTACTGCAATGGTAGTATCGCCTGCTGAATGCGCACCATCCACTGTTGCTGTTATCGCACCTGCATTTACACTTTGACTTGCACTAACCAAAGGTATTGTAATATCAAAATCATTTAGTTGTCCTTGTGCAAGAGCAACTGTTGCTTGTATTGGACGAAATTCTGCAAGTGTCATAGGTGGATACACAAGAGTACCACGCCACAGTGTTGTGCCATTGCTTGCACGAATAACTCTACCACTTGCTGTTTGTGTTCTTTTGGTCACTGTCGCTTGCTTGAAGTTTGCTGTAGTGAATCCTGGTGAACTTGGCCAGTTTCCTATATTTGCCATACTATACTACTCCCTCCTTGCCGCGTTTTTGTAGTGCGCCATTGATAATACTTGTGATAGTACCTCTGCGTCTAATTAATAATGTGTCAAAACTTTCTGCGTCTACTGTTGTTATGTTAAAGTTTACAACAACAGGATCTCCGCCTCTGCCACCCATGTTGTCTATTGCATCTGCAACTTCTCTTGGTATAACAGTTGAAGGTTGTTTAGGTACAATAAGTTCCGGTCCATCTTCACCAACGATTGCCGCTTGTCCTTGTGGTAGTGCACCACCTCTCTGCATTGTCTGTGCTCTAATAGTAGCAACCTGGGCAAGACCTGATGCAACAGTTGCCGCCGCCGCAATAAAGTTAAAGGGTGGTGGATAAGTTGCAAGTGCTTTGGTTGCACCTTGATATGTGTTTACAATAGCAAGTGCAATTGCCGCCGCTTTCTGTGCCGCAAAGAATTTTTTGTTGACTTTGCTTAGTCCTTCAAACATTGTTACGCCTTGTTCAAGAGCAAATTGTGTTTTACCTAATTCGCTCATTTTTTCAAATTCAATTCTTTTATCAACAATGTCTTTTAGTCTTTCATTTCGTCCTATTTCTTTTAATAAACCTGTATCAAACATCTGTTCTAAATCAGACATTTTCTTTCTTTCATATGTCAATTCACGGAATATGCTTTTTTGTAGTGCTTTTTCTTTTGCATCTAAATATTTTAAGTATAAATCTTGTCTTTGATTTAAAAATTCTAATTCTTGCGCAAGTGTATCTTGTTGTATACTTTTTAAGAAATCTTCACCACCAGGAATAGCACTTTCTACTTGTGTTTTAGATAACTCTTCATATGCTTTTTCTAAATCTAAAATACGTCTTGTAAATGCAACAATACTTGTTTCTTCAAATCCTTCCCGTAGTCCTTTTTGGAAATTTTTAACGCTTTCTGTAAGGTCAGCTACATTACCTGTTGCATTGTTTGCCGCATCTGACATTTCGTTTGTAGAATTTGTTTGATCGTCAGTTGCTTTGCGTGATTGTACAAGTGCTTCATATTGTTCTCTTGCTTTGGCGTTTGCTTCATCATAACTTATTCCTGCCGCTTGATATGCTTGTGTTAATTCTGCTATAACACCTTGTACACTTTCACTTGCACTTTGAGCAAGTTCTGTAGAACTTACATAGTCAACTATTTTTTCTGTAGTATCTACAACTGCTGTTGAAACAGCTTCGTATCCATCTACCACAAGATTTTTTAAACTTTCTCTAACTTCTTTGCCTGATGTTTCTACTTCATCTAAGAAAGGTATAAATTGTGCAATAGCATTATAACCTGATATTACACTATCAACAAAACCATCAAATATACCAGTTAAGAAACCTATTACTCTGCCTAAACTATCTTTAAAGAATCTTGCAACACTGGCCGCTATTTCTCCTAATTTATTGAGTACAGCGCCTACTTGTGCAATAGTTCTGCCTAACCCATTCTCCATGCTTAGATATGTAATTGCACTTGCTGCCGCAACAGCTATAAGGCCAATTGGATTTCTTGCAAGTGCAAGTGTCATTGCTTTTATACCGCTTGTAACACCTTTTAGGATTGCAATCAAACCAGCACCACCTAAAACAGCGCCTGCAATTTTAGCACCTTCAATAAATTGTGCCATTGTAAAATTATTTTCTTTTAAGAATTCTGTGACTTTGAAAATTGCAAAACCAACTTCTTCACCTAAGGTTCCTGCTAAATCTTTTGTACCAATAACAGCATCCTGCATAAATTTAGTAAATTCTGTAAGGGCGGTTTTGAATCCACCTTCACCAAATGCTTTTTGTACAAGACTTACATTATCTTGTAAATTAGATAGTGCGCCTGACAGTGTATTTGCTTGTCTTTCTAAAGATCCTGCAAATTCTGCTTCACCAATGTCTTCAATAAATTTAATGATAGCTTTACCATCATTTTCAATTTCGTGTGCTGTACCTCTAAAGTTTACAGTTAGTTTATCACCTTCAGTTTTTACTTTGATACCTAACTGTTTAAGCATTTCAAATTCGCCTGTTGTAGCATTGAACACTGCCTGGGCAACCGTGTCAATTCGTTTGCCCATACCAGCGGCAATATTACCTACATTGGTCATAAACTCTGTAGTAGGTTGTAAACCTGCGTTTTTGAAAGTGATGAAAGCATTTGTCACTTCATCTAATTGGAATGTTGTACCTGCTGTAAAATCTTCAATTAATTTCATTGAATGTGCAGCTTTTACAGCATTACCTTCAATTGTAATTAAAGTTTGTTCTAAATCTTCAAAGGTTCTTATAGTGTTTACAGTAGATCTAATGATGGCAGCACCGCCTACCGCACCAAGTGCAGCAACAGCTAAACCAGCAATTTTATTGATGCTGATAAGACTACCTTGTACTTTATCAAGTCGTCTATCTATATTTTGTAAGGCAGTTTTTGTTTTATCTACTACTCTTACTTCTATGTCCTGTCTTGCCACCGCTCATTGACTCCTTTGCTTTATCACTTTGTAGTTGGAACCATTCCATCCACATTTGCATTTCAAGGACGTCGAGTTGAACCACTTCTTTGATGGGCATATGCAGAGTTTCTGCAATGCGCATTATCAATTGAAGCTCAACGTCCTCCTTTAGTTTTTTCCCACGGCCTCATATTCTGAAGTCGCAGAATTTAGTTCTGTAGCAACACGGATTAAAACTTGTGGGTCAACTTCATGCATTAGTGCATTTTTGTCAAACTTGTTGAACAAAGGTTTTCCATCTGGATCAAGAGCTTTTACTAAAATGCTCTCTACCAATGCTTCTACAGTTTTACCCTGTGTTTGCAATTCAATTATTTTACTTTCAGCGGCAAACGGATAGCTGCCTCTGTAGTAGATGTCTGTTTTCCATTCTGGTACAGACATTTTGTTTAGTTCGCCATTCAATTTTGATTTGAAGTGCGTTTTTGCGTTGTCTAAAACACTCATTTATACTTTCTCCTTTGTATCTCCCGTATGGTAGGTCCTAAGATACCACGCGGTGCTTGTTTTGAGCGGCCTCTTTCTAATTGGTCAATATAGGACACGCGGTTGACGATGCGTTTATCATTACCCGCATCTTCGAGGCGCCAACCACGCCTTGCTTGACCCTTGTCTATAGGGGTTTTGCTTTGTGCAATCCTAATAGTGTCGTCCGCCACTTTGGAAATAACACGGTCTAATTCTTTTTCTAAACCGTTCATCACCTGTTTAGTGCCTCGAACCCTAATACTAAGCATACTATGCCTTATGCGTTGTATGCTGAAACATCAAGAGCACCTGTGCCCTGGAAGTTTACAGTACATGTTACTAAGTCATCAAATGATGCTGTTCTTGATACTGATGTGACAATAACCTTGCCTGTGAATTTTTCACCAGCACTTGTGCTTGGGTAAAATTCTACATATAGATCACCATCGTTGTCTGGACGGAATCCGTCACTTGCTGCTGTATGTCCATCGTCATAAACGACTTCCATTGATCCAGTGAAAGAATGTAATCCATTCTTGTATGTTCTCGCTGCATCGCCCATAACAGTGTCTTCAATAACATCTTTAGTATGTTCTACTGTCCATGAACGAACTTCAGCAATCGCACTTTCACCGGCACTGTCTGAACCTAATTTAACGGTTCCGTTTTCACCTGTGTATGTTGCCATAGTTTAGTCCTCCTCTTTTGGCAGTTCGTCGTCGAAGTCTTGAGTCCAATCTTCTTCAACTTCTGTTTCGTCGATTGAAATCGCCTCTTCATCCGACTGTTTTGAAGTCACTTGAGCGTCAGCTGTAATTTTGTTCTTACTTGCTTTTGCTGGTGACTTTTTTTCTGAAGCAGGTTCCATAGTGTACCCTACTTCAAGAAATCTATCTACGCGGTCCTCTTGGATTAGTTCCCAAGTACCGTCTTTCCACATCTTTACATATTTTATTGGCATTATACTGCTCCTTTTGTAAATGAATATTGAACTTCCGCTATTATTACAAATTCACCCAATGGCGGAGTTCTGTCTATTACTTCTATACTGGTAACATGGGTGGTAGAGGCACGCAAAGCACTTAGTTCGCGACTTCTATCTGCGTTTAGTGCTTCTTCAATTCTTTCAATTAGTTCATTGCGTTTTTCATCAACACTTTGAACTGTGCCTTTGCGTCCATCAGAGCGTACTATGCCTCTGATAGTGACTTCTATAGTACCACGTCTTAGTCCACCCATAGCGTAATCTTCGCGGGTTTCGTCTCCTGTGGTAATCAATACTGCTGGAAATTGTGTGATTGCAAGTTTTTCAACATCAAAAGGTTCTCTTGTAATAAATCTTGGTTTAGGAGGCGACATGTCCTCTAAAACTTCTATGATGTTGCGAACTACGTCTTCTCTGTTGCTCATCTACCTTACCTCTTAAGGCGTAGATAATGAGTAGGTTCCTTTTCTGCGTCACTTACTGTGCCTGAAGAATCCAAATCATATTCAACACCATCTCTTAGTACAAGATCAAACTCTCTGTTGTATTCTTGTCTGTAGAATTCCATCTTTCTTTCAAAGATGTCTAATTCTGGTTCAAATTTTGCTAATTTAGGATAGATATGGAAACCAAGTGCATGATAAGCTGTTGCTCTTGTGAGCTGACTTGCTGTGTATAAGTCTTCGTCTGGTTCAAGATTTGTACCTGTGATGTATTTTACATCATACATGCCGTGTGCCTGTGTTGGCCACCACTGTATACGCAAATCACGCAGGACATCTTCCTGTGCTTTTGCTATTTCTTCTTCAAAATCCGGAATACCGTAATCTAATATATCAGGTTCATAGTCTTGAACATCTGCTATCGTAGCTAATGTTATTGCCATGGAGTACTGCTCCTTTGTAATAATAAGTGGTCCTTCCACCTATCCTTGTTGTAATGTTATTTATATGTAATATGAAAATAGGGCGCAAAAACGCCCTATTCTCTGTACTTAGGTTATAAAGAATTATAACTGTGCGTCGCCGATGATACCAACGCCATATG